CAGTATTTTTTCCAGAAAAGACTATTGCAGTATTGGCCAACAAAGGGGCTGTGGCAAGAGAAATGTTATCTCGTGTAACATTGGCCTTAGAAAATCTACCATTCTTTTTACAGCCTGGGTGTAAGGCACTAAACAAAGGTAGTATTGAATTTAGTAATAATTCAAAGATTATTGCGTCTGCTACAAGTGGTAGTTCAATTAGGGGTTTATCCATTAATTTACTATTCCTTGATGAGTTTGCTTTTGTTGAAAACGATGCACAGTTTTATACATCGACATATCCTGTGGTATCTGCTGGTAAAGATACACAGATAATAATTACTTCTACAGCAAATGGTATTGGTAATATATACCATAAACTATGGGAAGGAGCATCGCAAGGAACAAATGAATTTAAACCATTTCGAGTTGATTGGTGGGATGTGCCGGGAAGAGACCAAAAGTGGAAAGATGAAACTGTAGCGAATACTTCGGAATTACAGTTTGAACAAGAATTTGGTAATACATTCCATGGAAGAGGTAATACATTAATCGCGGCTAATCATTTATTGGCTCAAGTAAGTATTGAACCAGAATTTTATAGAGAAAATACCTTTATATACAAACAGCCTATCGAAGAGCATGAGTATATAATGACAGTAGATGTTTCAAAGGGAAGAAATCAGGATTATAGTACATTTACCATAATTGATGTAACTGAAGAAACCTTTGAGCAGGTAGCAGTATTTAGAGATAACACTATATCTCCATTGTTATTACCTGATATTATATACAAATATGCAAATACTTATAATGAGGCTTATGTTGTTATAGAAAGTAATGACCAAGGAGCTGTGGTTTGTAATGGGTTATATTACGATTTAGAATATGAAAACATGTTTGTTGAATCTACTGTTAAAGCAAATGCTCTGGGTGCAACAATGACCAGAAGAGTAAAAAGAATTGGTTGTTCTGGTATTAAAGATTTAATTGAACAAAAGAAATTAACAATATACGATGCACAAACTATAATTGAAATGAGTACTTTTGTATCGAGAGGTAGTTCATTTCAGGCCATGGCACCAAACCATGATGATTTAATGATGAATTTAGTATTGTTTGCTTGGTTTACAACAACAGATGTATTCCAAAACTTAACAAATATTGATATGAAAAATATGTTATATAAAGAAAGATTACAAGCAATCCAGGACGATATGTTACCTTTTGGATATGTTGAAAGTGGAAATTATGAAAGTATAAATAGAAGTGTGGACGCAGATGGTAATATCTGGTTCGAACAGGAATGGAAAGGAAATGCAAAATTTTAGCGAATATAAACAAACAATTGTAGAAAAAGAGTTAAAACCTTATAAACTGGTATGGTTTGTTAATAGTCATGATGAGTCCAGAGATGTATCTGATAATAGTTCTACAGCCACACTTTGGAAACTTATGCAAAGCTCTGCCAAAAAGGCTGGAATAGAAATATATAGAGTTGATTTTCAAGGTACTTTTGTAGAGAGAAAAGGCTCTAAAACATTTATTCACGCGTATGATTTTAACGAAGATGATGCCGTAACTTTACCAAACGAAAAGGGTGAACTTGCTATTCCAAAGCAAAAGCCGATTGAGGTTCACCCCGATAATACAGTATTATTTTCCAGGGGATTAGGTACCCAAGGAATGACAAATATTCAAAATTGGACAGATATTATACATGAATTTGAATTAGAAGGATATGTAACAATCCCTTCATTGGCTAATTGGTATAAATGTTCTAGTAAATATTTAACAGATATTCTTTGTAGAAAAAATGGATTAAGAACTCCAAAGACAATACCTATTGCATATTCAGATGATACAGAAAGAGTCATGAAACAATTAAATAATAAATTTCCAGTAATACTTAAAGCTTCCATAGGTTCACAAACGGGGGTTGGTGTATTAATACAAGAAAGTATGAGGTCATTATATTCAACAGTACAGATGTTAAAATTATACGATAAAAATCTAGCATTAGTATTACAAGAGTATATAAAAACAGACTATGATGTAAGGGTCATAGTTTTAGATGGAGAAATTTTAGGCACAATGAAAAGAGAAGTTATCAGTGATGGTGATTTTAGAAGTAATGTATCATTAGGTGCTGAAACAACTTCATTTAAATTAACCGCAATAGAAGAAAAAGATTCACTAACAGCTGCAGATGCAGTAGAAGGAAGATTGGTAGGTGTTGATTTTATACCTGCTAAAGATAGAGAAAAAGAACAACCTTATATATTAGAAGTAAATAGTATGCCTGGGTTTGGTGGAATCGAGAAAATAGAGAAAGGTTTAACCCAAAAAATATTAGAATACTTTAAAGATAGAAAAACATGGAAAACAAGGCAAGATGGCCCGTTAACAACTAAAGAGGATGTAATCATACAAGAACGATGGACCTTATAGGATTTATTATATTATAAATAATACCATTGACTATTCTTATTATGATACATATTAACTAACTCAATAACAACAGAGGATAAAGCGATGGCATTTCAAGTATCACCCGGCGTCGAGATTAAAGAAATCGATGCCTCAAATGTAGTTCCAGCAGTATCAACCAGCATTGGTGGGTTTGCAGGCGCATTTAATTGGGGTCCAGTAAGCGAAGTTTGTACAATAGGTTCTGAAAATGAACTTGTTTCAAAATTTGGCTCACC